ATAACACCAGAAACAATAACAACACCCACACCACTTCCTCAACACCCTCCACCCCCACCACCTCAAACCACCCCACCAGCAGCGACATTGACCCCCACGCCCGCAATCTGTTGCGACGACATACTACAACACGAAGATATTTCAGGTATAGATGGTAATATCATGCCGGATGAAGGATTTTCTTGTTTGAATAGTTGTAATCAGGCTTTACCGTTATTTATTGGGTCTTCAAGTGAATGTCAATACTTATGGCAATCTGAACATAGCTCATGTCAAGGTGCTGAATTTTTCTCCGCTAATGGTAACACGGCCTGTTCTACAATGCAGGCTATGAGAGAGTGCGAAGCAAATTATATGACAGAATTATGCGAAAACCCCAAAGAAGACTTTACATGGAAGAGTGGGTCTCATGGTTATTATGTATTATGTGATGGAGATACATGTTATCCTATATCTCACTACGTTTGCCCTGGTTGTGATTTTTGTCGAGATGATAGTGGTAATACACAATTCGTAGGATGTATCAAAAATAGCGAAGAAAATAAAGCCAGAATGGGAGATGGCAACTGTGTATTTACTGGGGAGCTTGACGGCTCCACACCATGCGAAACTTTTGACAACCTAAGAGACTGCTTGGAGCAATCTTGTATTAATACAACAGGATGTACTGAATGTCAGGAAAGATTAAGTAATTGGTATGCATTATGTGATGATGAAGGGGTTCAAGGATGTAGGCAAGTTGGTCATTGGACATGCTGTGATGAAGACATAGACGAAGAAACAGGATGTAAAGAAGGTACTGAATTTACTCCTTCATCTATTAACATTCCTTTGGTCGCTGAAGGAGGGCAAAACCCCAAAGCCATATGGATTAATATACCTCTTAGCAGGAGTACATCATTTAGTAATTCTACATGGGTCTATAGTGGGGGAGATATTAGAATTCCTGAAAACAGATCAAACTTGTTGCCAAGTGGTAGCGATATTACTATATTAAATGTAACCGGGAGTCCCCGGTATAATACTGGTTTTGAAATTAAAAATTTAGAATGCAAAATGGACAATTTAAGCGGTAGAGCAAGCGTTACGTTCGAAGCATTATTATTTTACTGCGGAGAAAACTATGACACGGACCCAAGCGATGTGTTTAGATGTCCTCCTACTGAGAATAATATTAATTTAACAACAGATGCTGATTGTCTAGATTGCGACGAATTTGATCAAATAGATCTACCTGGATAGTCAAATATGAATAAAGCAATAATACTATGCTCTATGTATGATATTGATCGTATAGAGGATATAATTAAACTAGCATATAGATGCAACCTACCAATAGATCTTTCTTTAGGTAAAAGACATAAAAATAATCAAACATTAAATAATTTATTAAATAAACATAAATTCATTTTTCATAAAATTGACTATCATGATAATTACGGTGTTGATATTGCTCCTTTTTTAAAACAAATTAAAGATTTAGATTATCAAAAATTTCCATCTTTCATAAAAGTTCATTCAAAAAAATCTAACTGGGGAACAAAAATGCATGTTGATTGGGGTACAGTGCTTATCGATAGTCTAATTGGCAATGCTCAAGATTTACATAAAAACTTAAATTTATTAAGTAGAGAACATGTAGGGATGTGTTCTGTCAAATTTTTAACATTAAAAAATAATGAAGGATACAACCACAATAAGATACTGCAACTTTGTAAAATATTGAATATTAATTATGAAACATTATCTATGCACGCATTTGCTGCTGGTTCAATGTTTATGGGTAAAACCCAAGTCTATAAAAATATTCTGAGCAAGTACTATAATGCTTTAGACAAATTGCTAAAAACAGAAACAGGGAAAGTTGATGACAGATATGCGAAACAAGGCACATTTTGTCACTCTCTTGAAAGAATTTTTGGCTATCTAGTAACCTATCAAAAGTTAAAGATACTGCCAACTATATTAGATTCATATGTTATTTATAATAAACAATATAAAAAATTACATTTACGCATAACTTATAATGATTATTGTTATTTATTAGAAGATGTTAATATGTATGGTAAAATTATACATAAAAATACTAGATCTATACAGATACAATGGTTGCACTTTGATAATAAACCAATAGTAAATTATAAATATTTAACCCGATCATCCATAACAATAAAATAGTAGGGAAAATAATGAAAGGTATTTTTTTTCATATACCTAAAACAGCTGGAACAAGTCAAATCGCTATTGTTAACAAATATGATTTTTTACAATGTTATAATAGGCAAGGCTATCACGATATTAAATCTGTAAAAAGAATAAATATTAATAATATTTTTACTTGGACTATAGTTAGAAACCCTTTAGATAGACTAGCTTCTATATTGGGCGCTTGGAGATGGAAAAATATACACAAAGAAATGAATAATATATTAGATTTAGTAGAATTAGGACATAAGTTAGATTGGAAACTTTCCGATATGTTTAACGTAGTGTCTCAAGATATTCAAAAAACTGATTTATGGCAAAGAACGGATATGGCTATAATGTTACATTTAGTTCCGCTGCATGTCTGTGTAGACAGATGGCAAAAAGATATAAATAGGTCTTTAGATTTTATAGGTAAATTCGAAACGATACAGCAAGATTGGGAATTTATTAAAGATAAAATTTGCATTGATGATGATTTGCCACTATTAAATAAATCAGAGCACTACCCTTATCAAAAATATTTCAAAAGAAAAGCACTATTAGATAGGGCTATAGAATTTTATGAAGAAGATTTTAATCGATTTAATTATTATAAAGGTATAAAATAATGAAAACAGCTTTAGTATTTGGCGGAGGTGGTTTTATAGGTAGTCATTTAGTAAAAAGACTAAAAAAAGAAGGTTTTTGGGTAAGATCTGTAGACCTTAAAAAGCCTATGTTTAGCGAAAGCCTAGCTGATGATTTTATTGTTGGAGATTTAAGATATCCAAGTGTGATGCAAAAAGCAATGCGAGCCCCAAATCAAGAATCTCATAAAGATGATAAAAATAGTTTTGACGAAGTTTATCAATTAGCTGCTGATATGGGTGGTGCTGGATATATTTTTACAGGAGATAACGACGCTAATGTAATGACGAATTCTGCTACTGTCAACCTATTAACATGCCAATACGCTACGCTATTTAATGCTAAAAGAGTTTTTTATAGTAGTAGTGCTTGTGTATACCCAGAATATAACCAAATGGATCCAGACAATCCTAAATGCGAAGAATCATCAGCATATCCAGCCGCACCAGATAGTGAATATGGATGGGAAAAACTTTTTAGTGAAAGAATATATTTTGCTTACAATCGTAATCATAATTTAAATGTAAGAGTTGCTAGATATCACAATATTTATGGCCCAGAGGGAACTTATAAGGACGGAAAAGAAAAAGCCCCAGCCGCCTTGTGTAGAAAAATAGCAGAGGCTTCTTCTGAAGATACTATTGAAGTTTGGGGAACAGGTAAACAAACCAGATCTTTTTTATATATTGATGACTGTGTAGACGCAACAATTAAATTAATCAGATCAGATAATTTTATGGGTCCTGTTAATATCGGATCTGAAGAAATGATCAGCATAAATAATTTTGCAAAAATGATTGCAACTTTATCTGGTAAAAATATCACTGTTAATAATATACCAGGTCCTACGGGTGTCAATGGTAGAAATTCCGATAATAGATTAATTAAAGAAAAACTAAACTGGGAACCGAAATATAATTTATTAGAAGGTATTACGCTTACTTACGAATGGATTCAAAAACAAACCCAAAATGATCAAACAAATTAAAAGAATATCTAGATTTTTTTACTCTCTTTTTTGGCATTGTATAGAAGGCTTTCCTACATGCTCCAAAGAGGAGATTCTAGAAAGATATAATATATGTACTTCGTGTGAACACTACAGCAAAAAGCCGAAGAGTGAGGACGCGACATGCAATATATGTGGTTGTAATTTAACAAATAGAAAAGAATTTATGAATAAATTAGCATGGGCTGATCAAGAATGTCCTAAAGGTTTCTGGAAAGCTAAAAAATCAGATTGACTAATAGAAATCTTCGTGCTATAATAAGAGAAACAAGGACATTCAAATGCTCACCAAAGATAAAAATTCAAATATATCTATACTTAGTAAAAAGTATAATATCATTAGCGATGCAAAACAGACCGTATCGCAAACAGATAATTCTGTTCTGATTCTCAATGTATGCAATAATATGAATACTTTCGGTGCTGGTTTTAATAAAACAATAGCCGAAGCTTTTCCTTTAGCTAAAGAAAATTATCACATGCTAGGGGCTACTAAAATCAGAACAGCTCTCGGACATACTCAATTTGTAACTGTCTCTAAGAATAATAAATTTAGAAACGAAATTATTGTTGCTAACATGATTTGTCAAACAGGTATTATATCGCAAACAAATCCTAGACCTTTAAATTATTTCTTTTTAGGATCTTGCTTGTATAAAGTTCAACACTATCTAAAACAATATAAGCTAGAGAATGATTTAACTATTCAAATATACTCTCCTAAATTTAATGCTGGAATTTCTGGTTGCAGTTGGAATATCGTAAAAGAACTTATTTTAGACACTTTAAAAAAACCTACATTTACACATATATATGAATCACATAGTTAAAGACATAAGTTGGCTTAAAAATAGAATTAAATTCAAATACCAAGAATCTAATGATTCTAAAATGCTATCTATAGTTGAAAAATTAAACAATACACTGGATAAGTTTATAGACATCAATATAGATGAAAAAAACATAGATAAAATTATTACTAAATATATGCTTGGGTTTGATACAATTAAAGATCCATCGGATAGTTTTTCGTATGGTTATACAGAACAAGAGCGATTAGAAACTCGAAATAATATTAAAAATATTACAAGTGATCTGATTATGTTTATAATTAATGATGTCTACTGCAAAGACGCACTTGATTCTTTACCTGAATTTGATATAGATCATGTCTAAAATTTTATTTAAATATTTATCTAAAGAAAAGTCATTAGAAAAAGCTTCAGCTGCACACATGTCTTATATAGCTATTAAAAATAATATAGCTTTTAATAACAAAAATGTATGCTTGCTTAAAGATTTCATAGATGCAAAATATGATTACATATTAGGTTTAAATACTTTCTGTGCTTTTAACATGACTAATATAACCGAATATATTACATCTGTTTTTAATAAGAAAATATGTCTAGTGCTCCCGATAGATATTCAATTCCCAATGGAACTAGTTCCTTTTTGTCTTAAAGTTTGCAGATGGAGTCAAGATTTTATAAAGACCTACTTAAATTCAGGTCATCATAATTTAGCTAGTTTTTTAGGTAGCGAATATGACAACGACAAAATATTATTATGTGATAAATGGTCTGGTCTCAGTTACACTACTAAAATTAATAATCTTATTAGTCAAAATACTATATCGGCTCAAAAAACAATAAAAATATATAATCAGAAATTAGGTATAATATGTTAGAAAATATGATGGCTTTTTTATTTATCTGGGTGGCTTATAAAGGTTTTCAAGACGGTATAATTCGTTACAAACAATCAATATATAAATGAATAGACTAAAGAATCAAAGAGTATATCTAGCAGGAGCAATTGATCGAGTGTCTGATAAAGGCAGAGGTTGGAGAGAAGAAATATCTCCATTCCTTGAGTCTTTAGGCATATTAGTATTTAATCCTATACTGAAGCCCACAGAGATAGGATTAGAGGACAGTGATACTCACATGGTTAAACACAAACTCAAATCCAAAAAAAGGTATGATGAGTTAAGCTCTATGATGAAAATTATTAGGTCTGTAGATCTTAGATTAGTAGATATAAGTGATTTTTTGATTGTAAACTTAGATTTAGATATTCACCCTTGCGGTACTTATGAAGAAATTTTTTGGGCAAATCGACAGAAGAAACCTATTATAATACATATGGCACAGGGTAAAGAACATGCTCCTGATTGGCTTTTTGGCACAGTGCCTCATCAAATGATCTATTCTGATTGGAACGATATTTATGGCTATCTAGAACACATAAACTCTTCCGAAAACATTAACACTTACAATAGATGGTATTTTTTTAATATATAATTATGAATAATTTAATTTACGATATAAACGAAATTTTTCCCACAAGCAAAGAATTCACTGAGTTATATCAAAATCAATTAGAGAGTGGTAAGAACTTTGCTACTGATAAAAAAATAGCAGTTTTTTCTTTAGCAAGAAATATCAAACAAGAATTTAATTATAGCTTAAGACAACTTAGATTACTGTTAGAGAATTTCCATCATGACTCAAAAGTATATATATATGAAAATGACTCAATAGACGACACGCCCGCATTAATAAAACAAAAAATATCTCAACCGGGTTATGAGAATTTTAACTTGTATAGTGAGCAAATTAAAACATCCTACATGCCTTTATCCAAATCAGAAGTCAGAACAACAAATATGGCTAATGCTAGAAATAAATGCTATAATTTATCCAATGCTGTAAAAGGTGACTTCGATTACTATATAGTTATTGATTTGGACTTTTTGGATATCAGCATAAACGGAATATTAAATAGCTTTGGTTGGTTAGCAAGTAATGAAAATATATCTGCCATATGTGGTAATTCCTATATAAATTTTCCTTCTAAATCACAAGATCATTATAGGAATTATGATTCTTTTGCTTTTAGGCTTAATAGTTGGGAATACTATGAAATGATGTGGTTTCCATATTTTGATTTACCCATAGGATCATATCCTATATCTGTATTTAGCGGATTTGGTGGTGCAGCAATATATAAAGCATGCTATGAATTAAATAATTACTCAGGAGAAAGTTGCGAGCATGTCATGCTACATAAAAATTTAAAAATTTTACACAATGACTTTAGAATGTACTATAACCCAAGTCAAATTATGATAGTAGATTAACATGAAAATTATAGAAGACGTTAAGTTAGATTTTGATAATGTTTTAATTAGACCTAAAAGGTCTAATATTTCTAGTAGATCTGAAGTCGATCTAAATAGAATTTTTAAATTCCCTCATTCTACAAGAGAACTCAACTGCGTACCTATCATGGCTGCAAATATGGATACCACAGGCTCTATGGAAATGGAGGATGCGCTTTCCAGCTTTGATTGTATAACTTGTTTACACAAGCATTACAAGAGTGAAGAATTAATCGAATATTTTTCCTCAAATAAGCAGTATGCTTTTTATTCTACAGGAATATCTGAGGCCGATATTCAGAAATTATCTATAGTATATGACAGATTAGAGTACAAGCCTAATCTTTGTGTAGATGTAGCTAATGGATATAATGAAAAATTTGTATCAACAATTAAAAAGATTAGAGAATGGTATCCAGATATTATTATAATGGCAGGTAATGTTGTTACTCCAGAAATGACCGAAGAATTAATATTGCATGGCGGTGTCGATATAGTAAAAGTTGGAATTGGTCCCGGCAGTGTATGTACTACTAGGCTTAAAACAGGCATAGGCTATCCACAGTTATCAGCGATTATTGAGTGTGTTGATGCTGCACATGGATTGTACGGACATATTTGTAGTGACGGCGGTTGTAAAGCTGCTGGTGATATTTGTAAAGCTTTTGGAGCTAATGCAGACTTTGTTATGTTAGGAGGTATGCTTGCTGGTACTGATTGTTGCGAAGGAGAATGGCAGTATGAATGGAAATGTAAAACTTTAGGCGAAGACAATAATCGAAATAAAGAATGGTGGCAACCTTTTGATCCGAAATATAACACAGAAAAAAGAAAAGTGTCATTAAAATTTTATGGTATGAGTAGCAGAGAAGCTATGCAAAAACATAATGGCGGAGTAGCAGACTATAGAACCAGCGAAGGTAAATGTGTAACGATACCATACAAAGGCACCACCGAAAATACTATATTAGATATATTAGGAGGTTTAAGAAGCTGTTGCACTTATGTTGGTTCTAAGTCTTTAAAAGATCTGCCTAAAAAAACTACATTTATCAAAGTTCACAATACTCATAATAAGGTATATGAAAAAACATGAATAAACTATCTTTGTCTTGCGCTATTAATACTGTAGGTTATGGTATCAGTGGTTATAATTTATGGAAAGCACTTAGAAAGAATAATAATATTTCTTTGTTTCCTGTCGGTCAGGTAGAAGCAGAAAAACATTGGAACACAGAGAATATTATTTCAGATATAAAAAATCAACAACAAATCTATTCACCTTCAAACCCATGTTTAAAAATATGGCATCCACATGATTTAGTGATTAAGCCTCATACTAAAAATAGTATATATGCTACTTATAGTTTCTTTGAAATAGATTCAATTTCTGATGTAGAGAAAATTGGATACGATATTTCTGATATCATATTTACTCCAAGTTCATGGGCAAAAAACATCTTAATTAATAATGGTATAGAAGAGAAAAAAATTACTGTATGCCCTTGTGGTGTTGATACAAATGTATTTGATAAAAATATCTCTATAGATGAAGCTGATGTTTCTCCAAATTATGTATTCTTTAATGCTGGCAAATGGGAGATACGCAAAGGTCATGATATCTTAGTACACATATTCAATGAAGCTTTCGAACCTAAAGATAATGTAGAGTTATGGATGGCTAATACTAATCCGTTTTTAACAGATAAAGAAAACGGACAGTGGCAAAATATGTACAAAAACACCAAACTGGGGGATAAAATACATATGATTCCGAGATTACCATCTCAAAAACAATTAGCTAGAATTATGGCTTATACTGATTGTGGTATTTATCCAGCTAGGGCTGAGGGGTGGAATAACGAGGCTTTAGAAACTATGGCTATGAATAAACCTATTATTTTAACAAATTATTCAGCTCATACAGAATATGCTAATAGTAATAATAGTTATTTAATTAATATCACAGATATGGAAATAGCTGAAGATGGTAAATTTTTTCATAGCACAGGAAATTGGGCTAATTTAGATAAAAAAGTGATTGATCAAGGTGTTGATTACATGAGATATGTGTATAAAAATAATATAAAGAGTAATTCAAATGGATTGAAAACGGCAGATAAATTTTCATGGGAACAAAGTGCAAAGATTATAGGATCAAAAATATATGGATGATTTAGCTATTATTTTTATATATAGCAACAAAGATAAATTAACAGATCTAACTTATAACTCTATTGTTAATAATTCTAGAGGGTATAAGGTCCATGCAATTCATCAAAATGAATTTATTAATTATTTTTATGATTTTTTAGATTATAGACACATATCAGATTGGGGAGGTGGAGAAATATGGTATTGGGGTTCTGATAATATTTTTCTGTATTGGTATTTATCAAACCCCGATAAAAGAGCTAAACAGTATCTAATTTTAGAATATGATACATATGCAGCTTCCGATATTTTAGATTTTTTTCAAATTGATGACCAACTACTAAAGAATCATAATGGTATTATTTCTGCTAATACTATTTTTGATGAAAAGTATAAAAAATTTCATTACTGGTGGTTTGATGTTCAAAGAAAACATCCTTTGATTAAAAATATTTATACCACATTAAATTTCGCAGCATGCACACCGTTGTGTAGTAACATGATCTCGGATGATGCTGCTCAAGCGATTATTAAACATATCCAAGAAATACCACATGCTAATAAAATATACGTAGAGACTAAATTTGCTACTATACTTAAATATTTAGGTTATGAAGTATCTCAATATAAAAAACCAGAAGAAATAGATGATATGTCTATATATATATCTTATGAAAGATGGATATGTCATCAAACTCTTTGTAATCAGCAAATTAGACCTATAAGTAAACATGTTTATCATCCAATTAAAGACCCAGAAACCATATGGAGTTTTTTTATGACAGAAAAGGAGATCGTAAAAGAAAATGTTCATAAGGCATTTTTTGGTATAATTAATGACGCTAAACCAGCCATTGATTTATTGAATCAAGGAGGAGTTGATAAAATATTAATAGACAACTCTCTATGCGGAGATCCCGCACCTGGTTTAAGAAAGTACTTGACCATAACATACGAAATCGATGGCAAAAATTATACTAAGAAAATTCCTGAAGGAGCAATTCTAAACCTGTCTAAAGATTTAGATGTGGTGTAAAATAAAATATGTTACACTAAGTCATAGGAGAAACAAATGCCACTGCCTAAAAGAGGAAAAGACGAAGATAGAAATAACTTTATATCTAGATGCATATCAGACGAAAAAACTAAAAAAGAATTTCCAGAACCTTCGCAAAGAACTGCTGTGTGTATATCTAAGGCCACGGAAGATATGGATTTAATGTGTCGAGCTGATTTTCAATATTCAATCGATACATATGGATATACCGAATTATTAACAGCAGAAAATTATATAGAACCTCAAGAATCACAGTATTTAGATTACGATAGTGATGATATAGAAGAAGTAGATTTAAGTTTAGCAAAACCTGGTCTATGGGAAAATATTCGCAAGAAAAAAGAAAGAGAAGGGAAAAATTATAAACCGGCTAAACCCGGAGATCCAGATAGACCTAGTCCAGAAGAAATTAAAAAAGCACAATCTGATAAAGAATATAAATACAAAGACCCTCATACCGGAGAAATTTATACTTTTAATAGACCCGGTAGTTATAAAAAAAATGGCATTTATTTGATTAGAGCAGCTGAATATCAGGGGAAAAAAGTCAAACTCAACAAACCTTTTAGAACTTCAGACGGTCCTAAAAAATTTGCTGTATATACCAAAAATGAAAAAGGAAATGTAGTTATAGTTAGATTTGGTGACCCTAATATGAAGATCAAAAAGCATATACCAGAAAGGCGTAAAAGTTTTCGAGCCAGACACAATTGCGACAATCCGGGACCTAAATGGAAGGCAAGATATTGGTCTTGTAAAAAATGGTAAGTAAATGCATAAGCTATTAAGTGCTGTTAATAAAATTATTACAGATAAACATTTAGACGATATAGTATATACTAATAAATCTATACATATAGACAAAACTTTTGTTCATGATTTTGGCTATAATTATTTTAAAACGCTTCCAAGCCCACCATTAAATAGTGGTAATCAAACAGCTTTAGAAATAAAAGAAGTCGCTAAGAGGACTCATAATCGCTCCCCAGAAGATATAAAACTTGTAATGATAGCAGATAAAGAACCTCTAGATCTATTCAATGTTTTTTTAAAATCTAAAAACTTAGAAATGCCATATGAGCACTTCACAGCTCTGTATAAAATATTAGAAAATATTGTTCTAGATCTAAAGTACTCTTTTAACAGACCGAGACCGGAACAATTAGCTGAGATATTAAATATAGATATTAATATTATGTATACTAATACACACAGCACACCAGCTTATCCCTCTGGTCATACTGCTTATGGTATTTTAGCCGCTCATGTGTTAACAGACTATTACCCTCAATATATGGACAATTTTTTTGAAATAGCTGATAAAATTGGAGAAGCTAGGGTTATACAGGGAGTGCATTATCCTAGCGACAATAAAGCCTCAGCTATGCTAGTGGACAAGGTGTATAAACATATAGTGAAATATAATACTAAGCATGAAAGGGCTCATAATGTCTAGAAATAAAATTTTAAATAATATACAAGACACTATGGATACTAAAGCTACAGAAAGCTCAAATGAATTTATAGAATATAAAGAAGATTTTATTAAAATGAATGTTGGTTCGCTTAAAACTATTATGAAATCAGCAGAAGCTATCCTCTCTTCCCTCGATGATCAAACTGTTAAAAATAACTTGACAGCTAGTTGGCTTCAAGGTAAAATAGCTATTACTGAAGATTACATGAGAACTATACATGATTTTGTAAAGTATGTACCTTCAGATGACGATAAAAGTATTGCTGGTTGTGGTTGTGGTAAAAAGAAGCCTAAAAAGACAGAGGCTCCAAAACCACAAGAGAAGGAACAAAAGCAACCAAACAAATAATAAAATCGTAAAATAATTTTTTAGGACTTGTTGAAAAAGGATAACAACATGATAGATATTGTGGATATTGGAAACCATAAAACAAAGTATAACGATAAAGATTCTATTCAATTTGAGTCTTTAAATTTTTATCTAACTTTGGCTAAAAAAAATATAGCAAAATTTGCTGACTCAATATGTCAAGGATCATCTAAAAGAATGTTGCTTAGTGAAGATGCTATAGCAAATGTAGCTAATGGTATTATGATGGCGGATTGGAGATGGGATAAAAATCGTAAAGGAGCCATTACAGGTCAAAGCAAAAGTAGATATTCTTATAGAAATCAATGCGCTATATGGTCTATACAAAGCTATATAACCAGACAGTATGGACCTAAAAATAAAATTAGGAATCAAACATTATCTCTAGATAAAGATTATCAGGATGATCTTAATCTTAAAAATATTCTAACTAATAGTAATACAAATATAGTTGAAAATATTATCGAAAAAGAAAATATTGAAGAACTTAAAAACGATATAAATAAGGTATTGAATAGCGGTATATTGACAGAAAAACAATCGCAATATATCAAAATGTATTATTTTGAAGAGATGACACTTGAAAAAATTGGTAAAGAGTTTAATATTACTAGAGAGGCTGTAAGACAAGGTTTAAACAAAGCTTATTCTATTATAAGAGGTGTTATAGAGTGATTAAATTAGCATTTGGTTTAGTTACAACGGATTTTCTAAAAAATGAAAAGTATGTTTTATCTCTTAGAGAAGATAGTATTATTTTTCCTTCTTTTGATGTTGATGACTATAAGAACTTAAATATCAAATCAAAAGAAATTATGATACATCACGCTTTTGAAGATGAGCAATTAGCTAAAGGTTATGCTAATCCTAAATTTATAGGTATTAATGACGAATATATTAGTAAAATTTTTGAAGATTCTGATAAATATCTTTATCTCTTATATGGTTGTGTATGTCCTAAACTTTCTTTAAAAGCTAATTTTTATTGGAAAACATTTGATATTTATGATATAAATATACGAGAAGAATTAGGAGTGATTAATAATGTTATCTCAACTACTATTTAAATTCTTCGGTTCTTCAAAAGCTAAAAGAACAATAGATTCATCAAAAATACAATCAAGAAATGATATTTGTTCATTGTATTTAGCAGTTGATAATGATGAACAATATTTTTTTGAAGTAAAGTGGGGTGCTGAGAAAATAGATAAAATGCCATCATGTTTATCTAATTTAATTCTAGGTGTAACATATGGTTTTTTTACAGAAGAAATAGTGAAACTTATCTCAGAATACCAATCTGAATCCGTTGCGGACGAATTAGCGCTACAAGATACGATAACACTGCTGGAACAAAGGAAGGAGATATTAGCTGATCTATTAGCATCGAAAGAAACAGAAGCCCCTTTAGTAAGACCCTCTAAGGTGTTTGGTCAAGAACCTCAATAAGAATATGAAACAGATGATACTATGGCAAAAATGGGAAAATCCATACGAAGTACCTACTGAAGAAGGTAGGGTTTTAGAAGATATACCCACAGAAGAACTTGAGCCAGATATATCCGAATGGTATAGCAATGAATATGAAGATGCAACAGAAAATGTAGATGATGATCAGAACCTGTCTTTGTTTAAAACTAATACTAAGGCTATATTAACACCTATGGGTATGATACCTATTAATGAAAGGACAGCTTGTACAAAAACTTTTAAATTTTGGATAGGTCATACAAACTTTACTTTATCAGAAAAATGTCAAAATGTGATAGAAAACACCGATGGTGTGGAAATTTTAGATATTTTTACCAGATATAGATTTAGAGTAGCTATAGGAAAGGCGTTCCAAGATAGATCAGTTATGCAAAACATACAAACAAATTTATATGAGAAATTACTATAACAATCAAATTGAACAATTACATAATTATAACATAGACACAAGAAATAGAGAAATCTATTTACATTCTGCTGCATACGGAGATGAAGAAAGTGGCGTAGACTTTCGTTCAGCAATATCTCTACAAAAAAATATTAGATTCTTAAACACATTATCATACGACCCTATCATTATTCATATGCATATCCCCGGTGGTGAATGGTGCGATTGTATGAGTATATACGATACCATATCACAATGCGAGTCACCTGTAGCGATTTTAGTTTATTCTAGAGCTGAGTCTTCTGGTAGTATTATTTTACAAGCAGCAGATCTTAGAATCATGATGCCTAACGCTTACACGCTAATACATTATGGAAGTACTTATGTTGATGGAGATCATAAAGTAGCAGTTTCAAATATTCAGTGGTCTCAAGAACAAGCTGTAAAAATGATTAATATATTTGTAGACAAAATGCTTGAATCTCCTATGGTTAAAGAAAAAAAATGGAAAAAACCTATGGTAAAAAAACATATTATTTCACAGTTAGATAATAAATCAGACTGGATACTTTATCCAGAAGATAGTGTGAGTTATGGTTTCGCTGATGGTATTTTAGGTTCAGAGACCTTTACAACTATAGAAGACATTCGGGAGTATCTTAAGAAAAATTATACATAATGTTTACAGAATTTTATTTAGACAATTTTTATACAGATAATGAAGTAAAGGAAACACTAAAAAAAGCTAAAGAAATTATAAAAATAGATTCTGTACTAATTAATGAACATCATTATAGATTAGCTAAATATTTTTTTTCGTATGATAAGATTAATGTTTTTATAGATTATCCTTTAGGTATAGGTTCATCTGATATAAGATTAAAAAACATAGAGAGTTTATCTAATAAATTAAAAATTATATCTATACAAGCCCCTTCGTATTATTTAATAAATAGAAAATATGATAAAATCCGTAAAGAGATCAAACAAATAAAGGAAATACTTGGTGATGATGTAGAAATTAGATATTGCATAGACTACAGAAAATACAATCACGCTATCCTTGCAAAATTTTGTTCTATATTAGTAGAAAATAATATCCTATCAATTTATCCATCTACAGGTTTTTTTATAGATAATATATATGATAATATTTTAGCTAGTAAGTATTTAGAAGAAAAAAGCAAAATTAAGACAATCTTTAATGGTAATATCTGGACGCACAACCATATCGATATTATTATGAAAGCAAGACCTATAGGTTTGAGCGTTCAGCATCATCAATCGCTATATCTAATAAAAGAATATTCGAATAAAACTCATGACGCAGAAAAATAATTTAATATTTGTAAGTATAGCTTCTTATAGAGACCCTGAGTTACTACCAACACTAAGAGATATATTTTTAAAAGCTAAGCATCCAGAATTATTAAGAATAGGTATATGCTGGCAAAAAACAGCAGAAGAGAGTATAGAAGAATTTGCTTATAATGAAAATGTAAAAATCCACGAATGTTCTTGGGAAAACAGTAAAGGTGCTTGTTGGGCTAGGCATATAATACAGAAACATTTATACACAAATGAGGAGTATTATCTACAGTTAGATTCTCATCACAGATTTTTAGAAAATTGGGATGAGCATCTTAAAAAACTTTATACAGAAGCCTCTTCAGATAAACCAATTATAGGCGGCTATGGCACAACATACTGGCCTAATAAACCAGATAAGCCATTAAAGAATGAGCCGTATCGTATTATTACTTTTGATAGTTTCGCTGAAGATGGAGATATTGTATCTCGACCCCAACTTATTATGAATCATAAATTTTTAAAATCTCAAAATATAAACTTGATTCCAGCTAGACTATTATCTGGACATTTTATATTCACTTCTGGTAGGTTTTGTAGAGAATGTATCTACGATCCTAATCTTTATTTTAGGGGTGAGGAGGTAACTTTAAGCGCTAGAGCATATACGCATGGCTATGATATGTTCCATCCTACATACTCTATTATTTGGCATGAATATTTAAGAAAAGAACAACATAAACACTGGGAAGATCATGTTAGTGCAAAATCAAATTTTGATGGTATAGAAGCTGAAGCTAGAAATGTAAGGTCTAAACAAAGGCAACGAGCATTATTTAATATGGAAGTATCTAATATTGATTTTAGACATTATGGGTTTGGTAAAAAAAGAACATTACACGAATATGAACTTTATGCTGGTTTAGATTTCTCTAACCGTAAAGTACATAAAAATGCATCAAGGATTAATGATTCTACAGATATACCTGAACCATATGTAATGACTGAGGAAGAATGGGCAGCAGGTATGATGCGTAGTCAATCATATACTGTTGAGTGGGACTATAATGATATTCCAGATAATACTATTTTTGATTTTTGGTTTTTCGGTTTTGAGGATAAAGATGATAAACTACTTTGGAGACAAGACTTTAATCAAGACAATAATTTCTATCATCAATTTTTTAGAAAGCAAAACAATAAATTTACTGCTAGTTTTTCTTGCGATGGTACTGTTGATCATTGTGTCATTATACCGCACATCAAAGACGGCGACTGGGCTAAAAAAATTCTTATAAAGGTTTAGTATAAAAATGGCAAGACAAAAAACCACCAAGCGACAATCTACAACAACAGTAAAATCTACTAAAGATAAAAAACCATCAATTAGTAAAAAAACAACAATTAAGAAAAAACCAGTTAAGAAAAAGATAACAAAAAAACCAAAATCAACTACAAACGCTCAAAGCACTAGTTTAAAAATGATACCTAGACCTTTAGGTTTAATTTCTGTTTATAGCGCTAGCATAGATAATATTGTTAGATTAATTAATAATATAGAACTACAATCTTACGATAAAAAAATAGATTATGTATTAAATATTTTCGTATCTTCTAAAGACAATAAAAAGTATTTTACTAATATTTTAGATAAATATAATACTAAAATTAAGATACAGTTTCAAGATATTAATACAGCATCTGTCGATAATTTAGTGGATACAATACAAACCATTAAAGATTATCATAATTATAATTTATATATTCATTTAACCATGGATTATATATTTGAAACGAACTATATCTCAACTTTAATTGATAATTATATCAAGAAAAAGAAAGATGTTATATGTGTAGACTCTAAGTGTCAAGTTAACAATAATATTATTGAGAAAAATGAAGACAATAATTTAAGCTATAATTATATTTTTAATAAAAAAGCTTTAGATGTATTAATTAAAAACGATTGTAAGGATTTATATTTATGGAGAGATATTTGGTTAGAGCATAAAATTAAGATACAGAATATTAAGTTAGAAGCACTACTTAAGCATTATCATCAGCAAGTAGATTTTCATCAAATATCAAACCAAAGCCAAACAGATAGTGTTAATACATATAGTGAAAGAGAAAATGAAGATGCTCCTTATGCTTATTTAGAAGATGATAATTTTACCGTTTGTATATTTGAACATAATTTTTGGTCCTCATATGTATACTTAAATAAACGAAACAATAGAATGTATAATATATTTAATGATGATCACGGAGCTTTCGAAATATTAAATAATGAAGATATGACTATTACTTGGGACACTTGGGGCGAGGAAAAATTTTATAAAAAATATCACGAAAATGGTAACTACTACTATAGTGTTCATCAGTAGTTATGTTTAAAGCTATAAATCAAAATATATTATGTTTTACGACTTCATACAAACGACCCTACCACTTAAGAAGCTCCATCATATCTATTCTGAATCAATCATATCAAAATATTAAGTATTGCGTAGGTGTGTCTATAGACCAAGATTCAGAAGAATCAGATTATAAAAATTTATTATCTGACTTACTTAAAGATTCTCGTCTTAATTTATGTTTTCATAAAAATTTAAGTCAACATGAAAATTATCTTTATCCTATAAAGCATGATAACAACTACAATAAATATAATCTTTTTATTAAAATTGATGATGATGATATATACAAACTAAATTACATTGAAGTTATGTTAAAATATTATAAAAAATATAAGTCAGATGTATTATCTTCTAATATTAAATATCAATTAAATAATAATAAATTATACACAGGAAACTTTGATAATGTGGGTGGTTATTGGCACAAAGATTTAAACAGTAACACAAAGTTTGGTATGCCTTTTAGTTATATATTTAACAAAAAAGCTTTAAATGTTTTGTTAAACACATCAACAAAAGAATTACAGGGAATTCACCCTTTTGAAGATGCTGGCTGGCGTCAAAAATGGAGAGATAATAATATTACATCAAAAGTATTAGACAATATTGATTGCGCTATCTACAATATACATGGAAATAATATATCTTCTCATCATTTTTTAATACGACAAACAGATGAAAATTATGAGTACATAGAGCATCAAGATTTTATAGTTGCTTATTTTAAACATTTTTGTTGGGAGTCATACTGTTTTATAGATAAAATAAACAATAGAATTACTAATATGAATAATAATGATCACGGAAACATATCAATAAACGACGCATCTAAAAAGATAACTATAAAATGGGATAAGTACCCTGTGGAACAATTTATAAAGAAAAATGAAATTTTTAAATATACCAAATCATGATAGACTTATATACATATTTCGATAAAAATTATTATATTAATTTAGATGAAGATAAAAATAAAAAAGTATACTTTGAAAAAGAAGTTAAAAAATCTAAGTTTTTATCTAAAACATGTAAAAGATACGAAGCTGTAGTTGGTAAATTTTTAGATATCAGATTAGTTCCAGATTATATTGTTACCAATAAAGCTAAAAACGATATTATAGCAAAGAAACAAAGAGTTTATGGTATTTCATTAACTTATGGATCATTAGCTTGTGCTTTATCTCATCATTTAATTTATCAAGAATGCCAAGATAGCCATAAGCCTTTCTTAGTATTAGAAGATGATATTATTATTAATGAAAATTTTGATAATGATTTAGCAAGAGTATTAGAAGAAATAGAAGTCAATAATCATATTTTTGACATTTTATATTTAGGATGTAATGAAATACCCGGCTTTCAAAAAAAGGTTATAAATAATATTGTTTCAAAACCTAGGGGGTTAATTACTGGAACTTACGGATATGTTTTATCTAATACTGGGGCTAAGAAATTACTGAACACGATATTTCCCTTATATAAACAAATAGATAGCTGTATCTCTGATAATGTTGATAAATTTGATTTATTGTGTTCTACTCGCAAAATAGTGAATGTGAGGACCGATTTTGTATCTAGAACGCAATTGGACGCTAGCTGCTCTAACATACTAATCTCTCCTGAAGAGTATTCTGATTGGTATAAACTTTTTCAATAAAAAGGTGTATATACCATATGAAACAGTATCATCATCCAATCTAAACGAATATTAAGGAGATATCATGGCAAGTATTCACTATGTTGTTGGGTCAACAGAAGGGTCTAATAAAACAACTATCGCTGCAGGTTCCTCAGGATCTGCTAATGTTAAAATCCACAAACCAGCTAATTATTATGATCAGACTCATGTATTTGACTCAACTCCTCATAATGGCGACGATGCGCAAAAAGCTATTCTAGGATATGCTTTTGGTAAAGATACCAATACTTTAATAGCTCAAAGATCATCAGATCCTGTAGGATCTAAAAGACCTTTGCGTAATGGTAGCATATACCCAGCATATGTAAGAAGTATTAATTATATAGAAAGTGCCAGCACTGTTCTAACAGCTACTGCTATTAGAGCCGGTAAATTTAACATCTTTACTGGAGATTTTGCATTAAGTTATCCTGCTACTAGTTCAGATAGTTATGGTAACGACAATGCTGCTAGATCTAACGCTGCTATTCCTGGTAGTATTACATTTAAAGCTAATGCTAGTAAACCTACTTCCCAAAATTATCCAGCAAAGTAATTGATTATGAAATTTATACATACTAAAGTTTATGTAGATGATAGATGCATTGATCTTTTACTAACAGAAGACGAGGTCGCTCAAGCTTTTGAGCGATCTCTATCTACTGATAATAAAAAATATATTGATTTAAAAAAATGTTGTGATTGTTGGTCTACTATTAAACCACCAAAATGTAATTTTTGGAATAAGATTTTAGGTCTTTGTACAGAATGCGATAATTGATATGGCAGATCCTAATACCGTGGGTCATTTTTTTGATAACTTTACCACACACATGGCAAGTGTAGTTATAGCCTTAATAGGTTTTTGGACTACATTTGTTAGAAATTTAGTTAATAAAAAAGAAGTAGAAGAAATGATTGCTGCTCAGTCTCAAGGTAGTCAATATGCCAAAGATAGAAATTTTATCATGGAAAGATTAAACGACAGCAAAGAAGCTACTAATATTTTATTTAGAGCTTTAGAAAAAAATACAGAGGTGATGACAGAGTTAAAAATCAACATCGCCACTTTAAGCAAAACATTAGACAACCTAGAAAAAAGAATAGAGGAGTAACACATGAGTGAAACCATAGAATTCGGTGTGAACACAAACTCAATCAAATTATCATTATCGTCCGAAACTGCCTGTATTAAGGAGGCAATGAAACGAAATAAAATCACTATTGATGAGGAAGTAGCTATGGCAAGCGTAACGGTAGGCGCTTGTTGGCCTATTCAATGGGGTGGTGACGGTGGTATTACATGCACACCAAAAGGAGGTAGACAATCCGGTGGTTGTAGTGTAAGTAAATGGAGTGGTTGTGGTGGAAATGTTTTAAGAAAAATTCTGAATGCCCCCTGGGATCCAGCGACCAGACTTCTGCATCTAAATTATGGATATAATGCAGCTAATACTCAGGGAGCAAATTGTACGGCTAAGGGTCACGGTAATAGAAATCCTAGTAAATTAAAAGATTGCTGTTGTAATGCAACAGCGTATGTAAAAGCTTATTGTCATACTAATGAAGGAGAGCAGGATCAGATTGAGGTGGGGGCATCAGGCTACGATGAGGATGGATCTCCTGTAGGTGGTGCTGTTCCTGCTATGCCTGTAAGTTGTACTGGTGGTAACACTTTAGGAGGTAATGTAAACGCAATTACAGCTGCAGTGGGTATTCCACCAAAGTGTCCTGCAGGTACCACAGTTCTGGCTCTAGGTGGCTCGATTTTGTGCTGTAAAAACCCTGCTAGTTTACCCGGAAACATGGCTTGTTCTCTACATGTTGGTCCTTTTATGTTAACGAAACATGACACGGGTGGAGGACCTTGGACTTGCAACAATGGGCAATCATATCAATATTTAGCACCGGTACCTGGACCTAATGATACTTGCGGGTTTGAGGCATTAGCAGGCTCAGATCTTTGCGGCTCATCAGGTTATTTTCCAGAACCTTGTGCAAATCCGTTTGCTGGTATAACAGCGGACACATTTAAAGATGGTATAGTGAGTGGCTGTATACCATCAGCCCAAAGTGCTGCTGACAAGGCCGTAAGTGAGGCCCTGAACGACCCAGATCTACAGAGTTTTACCAGCGCTTGCGAGAAGTTAAAACCTGGATGCGCGGCGGTACTGATGTCAGTTGAGAGCGTCAGTGTAAGCTGTTCTCCATGTTCGGATCCGGTTCTTGAGGGAGGCTGGCCCGGTGATGGCGGCGGCAATGGAGGTAACGGGCCCGGAGGTCCAACAGTTACTGACCCTAAATTTGATGTACCGACTAATCCAGAACCATCTGATCCAGGTGGCATATAAAAAAGGAAATTTAATCATATGGGTAGTGTTACAATAATACTAAATAAAGATACGCCAGTAACACACAGTTATTGTGATCTTAATGGTGAAAAATTAAAAGAAATAAACGGAACTAAAGGAGAAGTTGAAGTCGGTTGTAGTTATGATGAATGCTTACCTATAAGTTATGCTGTGCCTCCTAATGTAACATGTGAACCCAAACCAGCAGGAGCTATATGCAATCCTAGAGGTTTAGGAGCTTTGTGTAGTGGCACATTAGTGCTAAAAGTGATTCGAGGACATAGAGACAATCCGCAACTATTGAAAAAATTCTTAAGTGAGTTGTATAATGCTGCAAATGTTATGGGTTTAAATTGTAGTGCAAAAGGGGCGGGTGCAGATGATCCTCCTAGATTTGCAAGCATACAATGCAATTGCGTTGTTAATATAACTATACATTGCTTTACTGCTACTGATGATGATACCGATACTAATGGATACCCAGGTCTTAGCAGTATTACACCAGTAGGAGCAACGCCTCCTAATGTAAAAACATTTTGTCAAGGAGAAAATACCTTAACCAACGGCACTGGTCAGGAAATGCAAATAACTAGAGGGCGATGTCCAAACGGCTATACTGGATCAGCTATTGGTGGCGGCTACACCTTATGTTGCCAACAGCCGAAAAATATTAAAGGCGGTTGTGCGCCTACTAGATCAGTATGGCAATTACACCCAAAAGGAGCTCTGCCAGGTTATGCTGTTTGTCCTGGGTCTAATTTATCTTGGCAATATCTTACAGGTATAGCTCCTCCAGCAAATGCTTGTGAAGTCAAAGCATATGCATCAAAAGAGGTAACTCTTAGTAAAGGTTATTACAATGATAGGCAATCAAATCCTTTTGCAGGTCTAGACTATACAGCAGCAATCGAAGCAGCTGTAGCAGCCGCTGGTAATGAAGGGTGTGCAAAATCTATTGCAAGGTTTATGGAGAAAGCTGCGCTCTTTATTAATTCTTGTTCTCAGAAAAAATGCCCATCAAAAGTTTTCATAGAAATACTTTCTGGATCCTGTACGTGTTCTCCTCTATTTGCAGCTGCTCCACAAGAAGGCAATGGTAACGGCCAACTGGGTAAAGGAGCTAAAGGTAACGGACCTTTCATTCAAACGGAGATCCATCCTGGTGTAAACCCAAAAATTTCAAGGCAACCAGATCCTAATACCACTATAAGTATTGACTAAATCAAATATAACAACAGGAGAATAAATTATGGCAAACGATATTCAAAAAAGCATACCAGCTAATCCTATTAAAAATGGTACTATTGTAGTATCTACCAAACCCACAGGTCCGACAGCTAAAGACAAAATAGATACATATGTATCAAACAAACCTGTTATAGCTGATATAGAAGCTAAATATGACACTAAATTTGATGATCCAACATATTACTCAGCCTAAATAATACATAAGTTCTCCTCTGGTGTATAGATATAACAGAGGACTACTTATGAAAAAATCTTACCAAACAAGTGAATTCTGGTTTACATTAGTTAGCTTCATTATTAGTGGCTTATTTATCATTGGAGTAATTACTGAACCAGATACCAAAGACGATCTTATCAGCGCAGTTACTCACGGTGTGGAGAGTATCATTTTATTGGGTGGCCAATGTATGGTATTATCTAGATATCTTAAGAAACGAGAAAAAGAAAAAGTACAACAGGAAATAACTAAACAAAAGGAACAAGACAATCAACGGAAAGAATTAGAAGATTATATAGGAATAGACAAAAAGATATCTACAGTTAATATAAACCAAGCAAGTTTAGGAGAGTTGATTCAATTGCCACACATAGGACCTGCTACAGCACAAAAAATAATAGACTATAGAAATAATCAAAAATTTAAAGATATTAAAGAACTGATTAATATTAACGGTATCGGTGATTCAATTTATCAAGAAATTCGTAAATATATACACACATGAGGTAATAATGAATAGTAAAGAATTAATTACTAATGAAGTTGACAATCTAACCAATCAAGTTAAGGATAGCTTGAAAAATGTCAAAAGATTCGCAGTAGCTGAAGCATGGAAAATTTTACAAGTAGTTACAGCTAGTGTTATTCAAATTATTGAAAAAATTGGTACTGATATAAGCAGCCCAGACAAAAAAGAATTAGCATTAAAATTATTATCAGATTTTTATGATAAAGTATTTATAGCTGTGAATATACCAGTAATACCTAATATCATAGAACCTATAATTCACAAATATGTCAAAGCATTTTTAATGATTTTAGTAGGATCTAGTATTGATGCTTTGGTTGCTACTTTTAGACAAACAGGTATTTTTCTTAAAAAACAATTAGACGATGAAGATTATCAAAATCAATCTGTAACAGTTTTATATATACCATGAAAGGACAATTATGAATTTTACACAAAGTTTTGAAGAATTTAGCGCTGGATTAGGAGTAACAGATTTAGCGTTGTATGCTGGGGTAGGAATAGTAATATGGGTTTTGTTTAAAGATAAATTAAGCCCAATTCAAAAATTGCTTTTAAATTTATTTAACAGCGTAAAAAACCAAATACCCGAAAGTGTTAAGGTTGTAGTACCAGATATTCCAGACTCGTTTCCTTCTTCTCCAAAGGTTAATTCAGAAGAAAGAGATGTATTTTTTGATCTTGTAGTTTCATGGAAGCAAACAAGAGATTTAGCGGTCAAGAGTGGTTGTGATAAAGCTGTAGAAGTCGCTGATCAAATGTTTCCGTATTTAAGTCCAAATATTTGTGAAGATAAACAGTCCTTTTCTGGAGATAATAATGAATAACAAAGGATTACTTTTTATAGCTACAGGATTAGTAGCGATAGGTTTATTTAAACCAGATTTAAGTTCTTTCAGTATTCCTGCTTTAGAACCCAAGTGCTCTGTGGAGACATATGTGACAGATGCTCCAGCAGATACTGAATTACTAAATAAAGCCAGAATAATAATTAATATACTTGGAGAATCTAATGATTCAACCAAGCCTAGCGACTGTATGAAATTATCTGCTTTATATTCAGATATGGCAACTTTAATATCTTTAGATAATGAAGATGAGATTATTAAAGATACCGCTAGTATTAAATCAGCTAATAGTTTAGCTGGTAAAATGCTTAGACTTGATATTAAAGACAAATATCCAAATTTAGCGGAGTCTGCTAAAGATTTACTTATTACAGCTATCGGCTCAGACGACGTTATCTTAGATAATACAACGAGACAAAAATCTGTTAACGCCTTTAGAGCTTTAAGCTGGGCTTTTTATGAGGGTTCAAAATAATGTCTAGAATGACTCCAGATCAATTATATAATCTATATAAAAAAGGTTTTATAGGTTCAATTTCAGAACCACATATCTTTGATGAGTTAATAAGCACATCTAAGTATGCCTATTTCAAAGATGGTGCTAAAAAAATTAAAAATAGTGGTAAAGGTAAATTATCAACTCCTTTTAAGTCGGTTTTAAAATTTGATAAAAATGCTTATATAGAAAGACAAACCACAGGAGATTGTGTTTCTCATGCTACTCGTAATGCTTGCGATGTAACTAGAGCCATTGAAATAGATGTTAAAGGAGATAAAGAGAGCTGGATTGCTAGAGGCGCTACGGAGGCTATCTATGGGTGTAGAGGTCATGGTGGTCAAGGAATGAGTTGTAGTCGTGCTGCAACTTTTGTTAGCCAAACAGGTGGGGTATTAGTTCGTAAAAATTATCCAGGAGTAGCAGATTTTAGTAAATATAACGGTAGCATGGGTGCTAAATGGGGGGCTAGAGGCTTACCAGATAAAGTAATAGATAAAGCTGATGAACATCAAATAAAAACAGTTTCTCTAATTAGAACTGTTGAAGAAGCTAGAGATGCGCTAGCCAATGGGTATGGATTAAGTGTTTGTAGTAATTATGGATTTTCTAACAAAAGAAATAGCAAGGGATTTGCTCGAAAAAGTGGGTCCTGGAATCATGCGATGGCCTGGACGGCTTGTGACGATACTGGTGATGAGCCTGCTTTTCTTATACAAAACAGCTGGGGTAAATTTAATAGCGGAGGACACCCAGAATGGGGTCCAATCCCAGATGGATCTTTTTTAATACATGCAGATGTTGCAGAAGGTATGTTAAGGCAAAACGGAGCTTATGCCTTTAGTGACTTTAACGGATTTCCACCACAAAAACTCCCGGACTACGGCTTCGTAGATTACTTATGAAATTATTAGATAAAATAGCTTTAAATAGCCTGATTAAAACAATTACTAATTTTATATTAGCAATTTTAAAAATGTTTAAACCTACACAACATGATGTTGTACCAGACAAAAAAAGACCAGTTTTAGATTTCCTAAGGAGATGGATAAAATGATTAAACTAGCCCCACTATTTATAATCACATTAATGTTAATACCAGTATCTATTTTACAAGCAGAAGAGATTCCTGTCAGTCAATACTTACAAGATATTAGCGTGACCATTAAAACAGATAGAGGTTCTGGTAGTGGTGTTATATTTACGAGAAAAATACAATCAGACGATGGTGAAAAAAATGTAAATTTTGTATGGACAGCCGCACATGTTTTAGAGGGTATCAGAAGTGTCAGAAGTATTTTAGATATTGAAGGTAAAACACTAAAGAAACCTGTATTTAAAGATGTTAAGATAGTTAAAAAGCTCATAGAAAACGGTATTACTGTTGGGGAATTATCTATGGATGCTGTGGTTGTTAAATATAGTGATGCAACAGATGGAGAGGATCTTGCTTTACTCATGATTAAAAAGTTTGATTTTGTAGATGTATCAGCAAGATTTGAAAAAGATACAAGCAATTCTGGACTTCCTTTAGGTACTCAATTATATCATGTGGGTTCTTTATTAGGTGAAAGTGGAGCTAATAGCATGACTACAGGTATTATGAGTCAGGTAGGTCGCATGCTTGCTCTGAATAGTAGCACTAAAATTTTATTTGACCAAACAACAGTAACTGCTTTTCCCGGTTCATCTGGTGGTGGAGTTTTCCTAACCACTGGTGAATATATTGGGATGTTAGTTCGTGGCGCTGGTGAAACATTTAATCTTATTGTTCCTATGAGAAGAATACAAAAATGGTCTAAATCAGAAGATATAGAATGGGCTTTAGACCCAAGTGTAAAAGCTCCAACATTAGAAGAACTTAATAAATTACCCAAAGAGAAAATAGGTAAATTATGAATAAACTTTTATTTGCTAGTACTTTAGTGGCAGCTATTTTTTACGGAGGGTCTTCTGAAAAGTATGACTATAGCACAACTAGTGTTGTTACTATGGTTGGAGGCAGAATTGCTGTAGACTCTACAGAACAAAACGCGAAGTATAAACGCAAAGATTGTCCCGTATGCAAGGGTAAAGGATGGTACATAAGTGGTGATGGAATAGCAAAAATTCAATGTCAGTATTGTGAGCCATAATTATGAATCAAAATGAAATTAAAGATGAGAAATTAAAAAATTTAGCTTCAAGCATATTATCTAATCAGGAATTGCCATCAGATAAGTTTGGCAGTGTAATAATGATAATAATGATGATTGCTATACTTGTTAACGGTATCAGAGTAATACAAGAATGTAATAAGTCTGAAAAACATGATTTAGATTTTTATAAAAAGAAAATTCAAGAGATATCAATAAAGAAAAGCTGGTTTAATAGAATCAGATTAAAAAAAATAATTAGAAGAGAGTTATGTAAAGAAGACTATAAACTATATGGTAATTCTTTATCTAAAGCAATATTTAATAAAGGAGAATTTATCACGGACGAAGAAGTATCCGTTTTACTGGAGGCAATAAATGATTAGTATATTAACCTGGTGTGTTTATGGTATTTTTGTAGGTTCTATAACTAAGGCTATAATTCCTGGAGAAGAAAACTTCGGTTTTGTTAAAACTATAGCATTAGGAGTGGCTGGTTCTTATATGGGTGGGGCTGGACTATACTTACTAGGCTCATATTCCGCCATAGAGCCAGCAGGAATATTTGCTGGCGTTGGCGGCGCTTGTGTTTCGTTATTATTATATAATAAACTAATGAGTAAATAGTTAAGAAACATAGCTAAATAGATATAGTTTTCAATAGGTTTTTACATAAATACAACTATAATTAAAGCAGTCATAACCAAATATCGATAGCTATAATTAGAGCATAAATGGAAACTTTTGATACTGCATTCTATAATGAATATTATGGTTGTGCATCTAACTTTAAACAATTTCAAGAAGATTGCATACACGACGGTAGATTTACACACCCCTGCATCTTAGACGATAATTTTGATTATGGTTTATTTTTTAGCAAATTAAATTGGGTTTTATCAGACACCTCGTTCATTAAGACCAAAGATGATAGTCTTCAATATTATCTAGAAAATCGAGCACAATATAAAAAGTGGTTTGAAAGTCCTCACATAGACATAAAACATTTTTATAAAACAAGTAATACGGCTTGTGTGTATTATTGTTATTTAGATTCGGATTTATCTACAGATACAGCATTATTATCTTTATCTAATATTTCTCAAAGCATACCAATAGAAAACATATTTATTGTTATATATGGTGAAATTAATTCAAAATATTATAGGAAAATAAGAGAATATTATAAAAATACATTTTCTTTAAAAAGCACTATTGATATTATTAAAGCTAAATCTTTTGAGGATATACTATATGCAGATAACACCAATGTGGTATATCAAAATATTGATAAATTCTTACAAACATACCTAAATTCTAAATATAATATTTTCTCCATTCATGATAAATATTCTATCATGATGAATAATAAACCTTTTTACGGTCTAAACAATAATTTTTTTATTTTTAAAAAGACATTATTTTCAAAAATAATTAATATTATAAATTTAAATAGACATAATTCTGAATATTATATAACAAAGTTTTGTATCGAAAACAATATTGATATTGGTTATTTTTTTTATATTTCTACCGAAAAAGAAATATTTTGGAAAGAATTATTTACTTATAATATTTTACAACATAAGATACTAACAGACCACCATAAGATACCTATATTAAACTCTCAAGTTTATGATTTTAATAAAATTAGTAATAAAGTTCCTGATAGTATTAGAAAATTGCTATGTTGTATACATCTTGGTAATACTTCTGATAAACATATAGAAGATATAAAAGCTGTAATAAACAAATTACAAAGTTATACATTTATTGATGTAGACTTCTTTATTACATCGGACGATAATATTGAATCATTAAATATTAAACCGTACATAGTACCTAACAAAGGAGCGGATATAGGCCCATTCATGCAATGTCTTCACAACCACCACAAAAAAGACGAATATGATTATATATTAAAACTGCATACTAAAACAAATCATGGTTTTCGTAGAATGGTTTTCATGGGCTTGGTTGACAATCTACTACACAATATTACTATGATAGAGAATGAAAATGAAGCTTGTATGGTAGGTCTTAATAATTACAAGATGCAAATGGATCAAATAAATGAACCGATACTATCCGAGATCTGTTCTAAATATAAATTAAGTTCTGATAATACATATTTTATTGCAGGTACAATGTTTTTAGCTAAATATAATTTTTTTGTAAATGTTTTAGAGGATCTAAACATTTCTATTTTATCTGAATATCAAAATTTAGAATCTGGTTATTTCAAGAATCACGACCCAACCTATACTCATAGCTGGGAAAGAATTTTATCGGGAGTTTTACCTCATAACCTTAAACAGAAGGTGCTGTACATATGACAAAAAAGAAAATCCTAATAACTGGAGCTGCTGGTTTTTTAGGTTCTCATTTTGTAGAAGAAACTTTGATCAATACCGATTGGGAGATTATCGCCCTGTGTAGGTTAACTTACGTTGGGGATATGCGAAGAATAGTAGATAGTCTGCATGTACAAAAATATGCAGAAAGAATAAAAATAATTTATCACGATCTTAAATTTGATTTTCCTCCTCATATTATAGAAAGTATAGGAGAGGTAGATTATGTAGCGCATATAGCAGCTAATAGTCATGTTACGAGAAGTATCGATTATCCGAAACAATTTTTTGAAGATAATGTTATGGGAACATTAAACTTATTAGAATGGTATAGAAAATATTCTCCTAAAGCTTTGTTTATAAATTATTTAACAGACGAAGTGTTTGGTCCTGCTCCAGATGGTTATGATTTTAAAGAAGACGATAGATGGAGACCTTCTAATCCTTATAGCGCAAGTAAAGCAGGAGCTGGTGCTGCTGGTATTGCTTATCACAATACATATAATTTACCAATTATACATACGTATACTATGAATCTTTTTGGAGAGAGGCAACACAAAGAAAAGTTTATAGCTTTAGCTATAGATTTAATTCATAAAAATCAACCAGTTAAGATTCACGCCCAACTAGACAATCATGGTAATGTAGAGTATGTTGGACAAAGACATTGGTTACATGCTAGAAATGCTGCGAATGCAACTCTGTTTTTGCTCAAAAACGGTAAACCTGGGGAGCATTATAATGTGGTCGGTGATAGAGAAATGTATAATGACGACATGGTAAAAGAAATAGCTAGAATAATGAATAAGCCTGCTAGATTAGAATATGTAGATCTCAATAAAAGCAGACCGGGTCATGATAGGAGATATAGTCTAGATGGGTCTAAATTACAAAATATGGGATGGAAACAGCCTATAGATTTTAATCAATCATTACAGAAAACTATCGATTGGATGCTGAATGAAAATTAATAAAACACATATACCATATTGCTATTGGGTAAAACCTGATATACATCTAGATAGTAGGGGTGTTGTTTCGGAAATTTTTAAAAATCCCCATATTAAAGACTCATTTAAAATAGCTCAGGTTAACTATAGTTTTTCAAAAAGAGGCGTTTTAAGAGGTATACATAGGGCTCCTTATGCAAAATATGTTACCTGTGTTCAAGGTCAAATCTATGATGTTTGTGTAGATCTCAGAACCGACAGTCCTACATACAGACAATATTTTGGTATGGTATTAGATGCAAAAAAACTAAATAGTATTTATATCCCTAGTTTTTGTGGTCATGCTTTTCTTGCAACTGTTGATAGTGTAGTATTATACCAGCAGGGAGATATATACAATCCTAATACAGATGAGGCGTTTTGTTATAAAGATTTTGATATTAAATGGCCAATAAATCCAGAAATTATATCTAATAAAGACAAAGGTAGTTGTTTAAATAATGTCTAAGATAACAGATGAAGACAGAGCAAATCTTCCAGCTGATTTTGATTGGAGGGTTTATAAAAAATTAAATTCCGATTTAGAGCGATTAGGTTTCGTAGAAGAACACCATCTAATAGCTCACTTTCTTAAATATGGCAGATATGAAGGTAGACAATACTCGAACATACATACTGAAAATATAAATAAAAAACCTGAGATGAAATTAGATTATGTTAACACTCTTGTTCCTAAAGATTTCAATTGGCACAAATACTTATCTTTAAATCCAGACTTATCTAAAGAAAATATAAATACAGAATTATTAGCTAAGCTTCATTATATTGAATATGGTAAACAAGAACGCAGAGCTTATTCAACAAAACTATCAGATTTATTACCTATTGATTTTGATGCTAGACTTTACAAGCTATACAATCCTGATCTATCCGCTATGAGTAATGCTCAAGCTAGTATGCATTTTATATCTCACGGGCAAAACGAAAATAGAACATATTATACGGGCATGTCTTATGATGAAATATATCAACAAAAAGATAATATTTCACATAGCCATATTAATAAGAATAGTATACTGCTAATTAATCATGATATCTCTCTTACTGGAGCACCCATTTATCTGTATGATCTTTATGATTATTTATACGATAGTGATATATACAAAAATATATACATAGTGGAACCATTTCCTAATAATATTTTACCGAACCACCCAGCAAAACTATACCACTACAACGAAATAGAATCACTCAAAAAAATATTTGAAACTACTCAGCCTGTATTGATATATTCCAACTCAATAAATTATTATTTATATAACTTACATAAATTTAATTATTGGCATAATAAAACCATAGTGCATTTACACGAAACATATGAAGATTTCGCTAAACCTATGCAGAGTCGACATCAAGACACACAATCTATAGATAACATTCAGTCAATCTCAGTTGTCTCTGAAAAAATTAAACAAGAATTTCTAAAGCATAAACCTAATCTTAAAGAAATTAGAATTGATCCTCCATTTATACCAACTACAAAGCAAAATATAATACAAGGAAAAGCTGATGAGGGTTGTGATTTGATTATAGAAGATAAAGATAAGCCTGTCATAGGCATGTGTGGAGATTTATCTTTAAGAAAAAATCCTATTCTATTATTGCAATTAGCTAGGGATAATCCGCAATACATTTTTGTTTGGATTGGCGGTAAAAAAATTGAAGAAAAATTACAAATTTTATACCCAAATGATGATACATCTATCCCCTCAAATTTCTTATGGGTTCCTAATACAGACAATCCTTACAAATATATTAAGAGATTAGATTACTTTATATTAACTAGTCTTAGTGACCCTTGCCCTATAGTTGTATTAGAAGCTTTATTATTAAATAAAAAAATAATAGTTATAGAAAATAATATACACACATCGCACGACACCAATAAGCTAGAATCATATTTTATTTTAAAAGGACAAACCAATGAGGATATACGTAAAGAATTTCAAGAATTATCAATTAATGTGTTACCTAATCTAACGCAAAAAAATACAAAATATATTAATGATAATTATAGCCAACCGATTATGTTCAATCCCTCTAGGAATACTAAAAAAGATTTTATAATCTTATCTTTGTATATTAATAATATATCTAAAACTGAAATAGATTATTACATAAATATAATAAATCAATTTATTGTGCGTCAACAACAAAAATGTAATTTTGTTCCAGTGATTTGCATAAGTAGTGATGACGTAAATGTTTTTGGGCCTAATATTAAAAACTATTTAGAGAAAAGTATACTAAATTTAAAGAAATTTGGATATGTTATATTTAGAAAGAATTGTGGATATGATATAGGAGGTCTTTTAGAGGGGTTAAAGTATATCTATGAGTCATCAAGCACAACTATAAACACAAATACCCAAATAGCCTATATACATAATAAAAATAATCAATCTTGGAAAAATATATTACACTCTATATTCTATATAAATGACGTACATAAATACGATACTTTAACAGCATCTAGATTTACTACAGACTGTCTCTCAGATGATTTAAATAGAAAAATAATGGAGAATGAACCTGATATTTTTCACAACCTACACAAAAAACAATTTAAGTATATTCAAGGCACTACTTTTATATCAAAACTATCTAATTTAAAACCATTGGTAGATGATTATGATAAAATAGTAAAACAATTAACAAGCATTAAAAAACATGATACTTTTTGGATAGAATGTATGAAAGATGACGCTATCTTTAATAGGTATATGCAAGAATATAGTAATCAATCCCTAAACAGTCCTATAGATTTTTCTAGTCAAAAATTCATTAAAGACGGTACTTGTTTTAACTTTATGCAACTTTATAGCAAATATAAATTAAAAGGTATTCCGGATTTGCAATTTGAACACGCTTTAGAACGATACATAGGAGCTTTAGTAATATCATGAGAAATAACTTTATTCAAGAATCTGAGTATTGCCCAAGAGTTTTACCAGACCCGAAAAATAAACTAGCTATGTACTGGTCTCCAAAAGCTGGTTGCTCTATAATAGCTAGAATGTTTTTAATACACATTAACAGCTACGATCACAATAGAAGTTGTATAAAACAAAGAGATGAGTATACGAAAAATATAAAACAGACACATAAAGACAAAGCAGATTTTTTATCTCATATGCCAAATCAAGATAAGCAATTTTATAAAAATTTCTTTAACATACAACTAGTTAGAAATCCTTATTCTAGAGCTGTTTCTTCTTTTATTAAATACTTACATCAAGCGCAAAATAATCTTACTCTATCTTTTCAGTCTTTTTTAGAATTAATTATAATAGGAAACAGCACTCGTTGGGGCCGTAAAAGTAGGAGTTTTTTAGAACATCATTTTTTACCTCAATATATGATTGATTGCGATTTTATTATAAAAATAGAGAACATAGTCGATGATTTAGCTTTATTAAAAAAAACACACGGACTTGATTTAGATTACAACGACAACGAAGTAGAACCCTCATATCAAAGTGGTAAATACACAACTAAAGATAGCGACACGTCGTGTTCTGTAGCTCCTTTTAGATTTACTAGTGAACATAACGGCTTAATCAATATGCAAGACTTATCTGTGGGAATACCTGAATACAAATTATTTTATAATCAATATTGCAAAGATATGGTAGAAAAAATATACGGTAAAGACATAGACTTTTTTAATTATGATTTTCCGTTCGATATCAATTTAAAATAATGCAAATTCTAATGTAAATTGTGTTGACATAACACTTATCTAGATTTACAATATAGACATGGAAAGACCAAAATGGGAAAATTATTTTTTAGGAATCGCTAAGGTTGTTGCTCAACGTAGTCATGATATACACACCCAGCACGGTTGTGTAATTACTGATCAACAACATAGAATTATTGGAGTAGGATATAATGGTTTCCCCAAAGGCATGGATGATAATGTCTTACCTAAAGACAGACCAGGTAAATACGAATGGATGATTCACGCAGAAAGAAATGCTTTATCTAACTGTGTAATTAGACCAGACAATGGAATAGCGTACGTAACCGGTCAATGCTGTAATGATTGTATTATGGCTTTATGGCAAGAGGGTGTTTCTAAAGTGGTTATGGCTGAAGGACATGGAACAATTTTATTCGACGAACATGCTGAAAAAAAATTTAATTTATTTATCAAACAAACTAAAATGCAAGTTGAAAAAATTATTCCAGACTATAGCTGGATACATAATATCGACGGTGTATAATATAACGGAAACAAATTATTTTTATTTATTATACCCTTGTAATTTACTTTGTGGATCGTTATCATATGAGTAATCAAACGAAGTTATCTATTAATCATCAAGGGCATCTGCTAAATTCTATTTTTACTATAATCCAAGGAGTTCCTCAAGTATGTCGGCATTAAATGAATTACAGAATTATACATTTGTAAGTAAGTACGCTCGTTGGATAGAAAGTGAAAACAGAAGAGAGACATGGAAAGAAGCAGTAGATCGTGTAAAAAATATGATGCATACTCAATATGCTGATTTTAATATTAGTGAAGATATTAACTGGTCCTACGATTTAATGTTTAAGAAAAAAGTTTTAGGTAGTCAAAGAGCTCTTCAATTTGGCGGAGAACCCATTCTAAAGAGACATGCAAAAATTTATAATTGTACAAGTTCGTATTGTGATAGGCTAAGATTTTTCCAAGAATGTTTTTGGTTATTGTTGTGTGGTAGTGGAACAGGTTTTAGCGTTCAAAAACATCATGTATCAAAACTGCCTAATCTTTCATTAGAAAAAAAAGATAAAAGAAAAGGTGTAAAGTATAAAATAGAAGATAGTATTGAAGGCTGGGCAGATGCTTTAGGTGTTTTATTAAGTTCATATTTTAATAAACCTAGTGAATCAAAATTTTTAGAATATAAAGATAAATACATTGTATTTGACTATAGTAACATTCGAGAAAAAGGTTCTCAATTATCTTCTGGTGTTGGTAAAGCGCCAGGTTTTGAGCCATTACAAAATGGTTTAGAAAAAATTCGAGAATTATTGGAGCAATGTGTTGAAAACAAACAAAAAAAATTACGACCTATCGATGCTTATGATATTATTATGCACAGCAGCGATGCTGTATTATCTGGTGGTGTTCGTAGAAGTGCGTCATTAGCGTTATTTAGCCCTAATGATGAAGAGATGGCTAAAGCTAAAACAGGCAATTGGTATGTAGATAATCCTCAAAGAGCCAGGAGCAACAATTCTGCGTTATTGCTTAAAGATGATACTACATTTGAGCAGTTTAAGGCTCTTATGGAGTCCGTAAAGGAGTTTGGGGAGCCAGGTTTTATCTGGAGTGACTCTACAGAGATGACTTTTAACCCATGCGTAGAGGTGGGTATGTGGCCTGTGGATGAAAAGTCTGGTAAATCTGGGTGGCAAGGTTGCAATCTTTCCACTATCAATTGCTCGTCTGTCGTAGACGAAGAGGATTTTTATGAAAGATGTAAAGCCGCTGCTATTATAGGTACTTTACAAGCAGGTTTTACCAATTTAGAATATCTAGGAGATATTACAAATGCTATCTTTGAACGAGAGGCTCTTCTAGGAGTATCTCTTACAGGTATCATGGAAAAACATGACCTTGTGCTAACAGAAAAAGTACTTAAGAAAGGCGCAAAAATTGCTGTTGACACCAATAAAGAATTAGCTCAACAAATTAATATTAATCAAGCAGCAAGAGTTACTTGCTTAAAACCTGAAGGTACAAGTAGTAGTATGCTAGGTACAAGCTCTGGAATTCATCCACATCATGCTAAACGATATATTCGTCATGTACAAGCAAATATATTAGAGCCTCCCTATCTTTATTTCAAAAGCTATAACCCTCAAGCATGCGAGAAATCATCATGGTCTGCTAATAATACAGATGAGGTTGTTAAATTCCCGATAGAAGTGCCAGATGGTTCTAAATTAAAAAATCAACTACCTGCCGTAGAAATGCTTGGTGTTGTAAAAGATGCTCAAAAGAATTGGGTACATTCTGGTAAAAACAGATCTCTGTGTACACAAGATTTTCTTAGTCATAATGTAAGTAACACAGTCACTGTGAAACCGGAAGAGTGGGGAGATGTTACTAAATTTATTTATAATAATAGAAAGTTTTTTGCTGGTATTAGCTTAATACCACAAAGTGGAGATAAAGATTACCCTCAAGCCCCCTTTACTACAGTTTATACTAGTAGAGAGATTGCAAAAGAATATGGGGATGCTTCTTTGTGGTGTTCAGGCTTAATAGAATTAGGTCTTAATGCATTTGATAATAATTTGTGGGCTGCTTGCGATTACATAACATTAAACCAAGAAACAGACAAAGATGGTGATGATAAGAAATTATTTGCTATCAAAATGAAAAGATTTGCAAAGAAATACTTTAATGAAGATATTAGAAGACTAACATACTGTATGAAAGATGTATATAATTGGAAAATTTATACAGATCTATATGGAAGTTTTCAGAAGGTTGATTATACGCAGCTGTTAGAAACAGAGGATAACACTGTAGGAATAGAGGAAATTAGCTGTGCCGGAGGAGCCTGTTTAATTTAATCCTTTTTCCTTGTCCTTGAAAGGCTAATCAATTGAGAAAAAAAAGCAAAAACTCAACACCTAAGATCCCAAAACCAGAAGAAGTTGTCGTTGGATTCAAAAATCGCTTAAAACCAAGGAGTATAAACCAAAAAGAATATATAAGAACTGTAGCTGAAAACACTGTAACCTTCTGTCAAGGAGTGGCTGGCAGTGGTAAAACACATATAGCTGTTGGCATGGCTTTAGAATATTTGCTTGATGATAAAGTAGAAAAAATTGTTATAACAAGACCTGTGGTAGAAGCTGGAGAGCGTTTAGGTTTCTTACCGGGCACCGCAGAAGAAAAACTACACCCTTATCTTTTACCATTATATGATGAAATTAACCACTTTTTACATATACAACATTATTCTAAATTAAAGTCTAATAAACAATTACAAGTAGTTCCTCTGGGTTTGATGAGAGGTAGAAGTTTTCATAATGCTTTTATTGTCGCCGATGAGTGTCAAAATGCTTCGTATGACCAATTAAAAATGTTATTAACAAGAATTGGTATGGATAGTAAAATGGTTTTAACTGGCGATGTAGCACAATCTGATTTACAAAAAATACAACAAGGAGGTTTTACAAAGTTAACAGATAGACTGCAAGACATTGAAGGTATAGGTTTTTCTGAACTATATGCGACAGATATAGTTCGTAATCCTATTATAGCAAGTATAGTCCATAGGTTGTCTAATTATGAAAACGATCAATAACCATAAGGCTTGTTTGGTTTTAAATATAGATTATTCTCCAATATCTATAATTAATTGGAAAACTGCTATGTCTTGGTATTTTAAGATTAAAGATCAAAAAACCCCAGCTATTGAAATTATACAATTTTATTCTAATGACACAATTATTGGATCTAATAAAAATTTTCAATTACCATGTGTTATTAAAATCAATAGATATGTTAAAACACAAAGACAAAGTGTTAAGTTTACTCGTAAAAATTTATTTTTAAGAGATAATAATATATGTCAATATTGTGGTAAAAAATATAGTTTTAATAAATTAACCTATGATCATGTTATACCAAAATGTAAATGGCATAATCGTAAATCAGCAACTTCTTGGACTAATATAGTAACTGCTTGTGCCTCTTGTAATCGTAAAAAGGGAGATAAGACACTCAAAGAAGCTGGTATGGAATTGTTAAATATACCTAAACAACCAAATTTTAATTTAAGATACTTGCCTTGGTACGCTGATTGGTCTAGAATAGAATACAGAGATGAGTGGTCCACATTCATACCCCAGGAATTTTATAAATGAAAATTAATAGTAAATCATTTAATATAACCCATCACAAAATAACTAGTAAAAATGATAAATATTATGTACTGTTAGATACACAAGAATTTTTAGACGATAAGGGTTTCCCCAGAACTAAAGACGTAAACAAAGCTTGTGCTAAAGCTGTATATGGTAGAAAGTCTAAACATATAACAGACCGTAAGGCTTATTATACGTATCACATTCAGTGCGACCAAAATAATGAAGCGTATAATCCAATAGATTTGCACTCCACAGTTCAAACGAAGAAGACGAATGCTTTTATAGATAAAGTATGCAAAGAGGAAGTAAAATTTCAAGAAGTTGACCAAAGTATATTTGATCAATATATAGAATTTTTAAAAACAAAAAATGCAAGAATGCTAAAAGATATCAATAGGAGATTGAAGTAAATTGCCTACATATTCCTTTGAGTGTCAAGAATGCCAAAAAGTTTTTGAAGTCTTCATGACTTTTGGTGAGTATGACAAAAAAGCTAAAGTAGTTTGTGATAAATGTGGATCTGTTAACGTGTCTAGAAATTATGTAGAAGATGCGCTCAATGTAAATATGTCTGTAAAAAAGTCAGATAGTGAATTGAAAACAGTGGGTGATTTAGCTAAAAGAAATAGCGACAGATTATCAGATGATGAGAAAGTGAGCATACATCATAAACATAATGAATATAAAGACCCAGTATACAAAAGCGAACTACCTAAAGGAATGTCTCGTATGAAAAAACCATCTAAAAAATTTAAGTGGCGTTAGAACAAACTCAAGGAGCAATAATGAAAAAAAATCAAAATCAAGAGTATGCTATATTATGGTTGCATTCACAACATAAAAAATCTGGAGATATAGCTTCGGAACTCAATATATCTATTGATAAAGTTGAAGCTGCTATTAGGACTCATTCCGAGCCAACTCAAGCTAAAAAACAAAGTTCTAAAAAACAAAGTTCTAAATCAAAAGATTTAATGATTACTGAAACGTCCAGCAAACGCACTAAAAGTGTTGCGATTATGACTGGAGAAGCTTCGTCTTTAAATGATGAACTAAAGAAAAAATCACATAACAACTCTGCAAAAAAGACAGAAGAACACATATTTAGACCTAATGATTCCTAATGAGTAAAAATACATTCCCATCTAAATATTCAAATGGTAAACTGGTTTCTGCTGCTCAGTTTATTACAGAAATTATATGCGAAAATAAAGCCATTAAAGATAGAAAAGATTTGCATTATAGATTCTGGACTAATAAAGAGTGGGCATCTTTTTATAGAAGCCAAATAGCGTCTGCACATAAATTACTTAAAAAATATGACTCAACAGCTATTATCAAAGCGCTAAAAAATACAAAGGCTCGTAAAATTTATTCTTTGCGAGCACCACACTTGATACCTATCATAGAAACAGAACAAGACATTTTTAATCAAAGTAAAGGATTAACTGCGGATTATACTGAAAGTAGAAACATAAAAAATAATAAATTCCGTAAAGATAAGATTAAAACAAATATTATTTCTAAACTCAAGGAACTAGACGACAATGGCTCTTAAAGAAGATGTAAAGAAAAATTTCGGCACAGAGATTATGAGAAGCGCTACAGCTTTAGTTGATAGGGAATCTATCACTATTCCTTTGAGTCCCTCTTTAGATATTATTTTAGGTGGAGGCATACCAGAAGGTAGCTTTATAGTACTGACAGGGCAGCCTAAATGCGGTAAAACTACAACATCTTTAGATCTAGCAGCCACCGCACAAAAATCAGAATATCAAGGAGATTTAAAAAAACCGAGGCATGTGTATTACCTAAATATTGAGGGTAGATTAAAAAAAAGGGATTTAGAAGGTATTAAAGTTTTAGACTTAGATAGGTTTGATATCATTGGATCTAAAGA